CCCTATAAAGGGATTCTCGCTTCAATAACTCATACTTGTATGATTTAAACAGTGTATTTATCCCTGTCTAAACCCTCAAATTTAAAGAGGGACTACATTGATTTGTGTTCATTCTCAATTTCATTGTAGATATCAAGAATGATACCAGCAAGAAATTCCGTACTCCGCTTGCGCGGGGTATGAAAGTAACTTCTGGTACTCACGATTGGTAAGTATTCGACAGGAGCCACATCTGGACTTTGTTCATCCCAGATTTGTGATAAAGCAATGCTTAAATCTAACCCGGTTTGATTTATAGCCCAAACAATTGGGTGAAGCATCAGGTTGTTACCCGATAACGACTCGAGCCCAAGGGCCCTTCCACTATAGGGTACCGAACTTTGTTCGTACATTTCATCTAGAGGCTTAGCCTCCATCAGATATTTGTCGATCAAAGCTGTTTTCTCCATTAAGTTTTGGGAACGTTTCTCTTTCAACCTTTGGTTGAAATCGTCACGTTCGATCAAGCAAGGTGAGGAGAACCCATTAAAGGGCGCCTCACAGCCAGATCTAACCCATAACATGAAGTTAAACATGGTCTGTTCTTTTGAACTCAAGAACGGATACACACCATAGTGACGTGTATCTGGAGAAATGAAATCTCTAATAAGGAGAATATCAATTAAATCTAACATGCTTCGCATGTTATCTTTAGTTAATATATTCCTCTTAATTGATGACATTTCTTTCCCATTTGAAGCTAACCTTTTGGTAAACTCCATTTGAGAATTCTTTGAATCACCGATTACCGATTTAGACATGTTAATGGTTAAACCAAAAACATCCTGAATCAGGAACTGGTATTCATCAGCTACCTCCTTATTTAATATTACTATGTCATCACCAAGTAGTTTATAATCTCTGAAGAACTTCAAGGGTAAACCCCTTTTGGCTCTACAGCGAGAATAAGCAAACTGGACGATATCATGGTGAAACAGACTAAAGGATGGGAAGGACGATAGTAAGCCTAAAGGCTGACCTACGCTCCATCTCAAACTTTTGCCTGTTTTCTTAACTAAGAAGGTCCGATCCGTCATTACGGATAACCAAGCTTCACCTAATTTATGACCTCCCAGTAGTTCAAGACGGAAAGCCTGCAATTTTGCAGGTAATCTATCTGAAGCTGCTGTTAGATCAAAACAATAAGTATTTTTACCTTCAGCCATCTCGAGTAGGGATTTAAACCCCTTATCTTGATTGGCTGTTGTATCTGTACTTATTGATCTTAGGGTGTTATATAGGGAATCCTGTATAACCTTCAACGAAGTTTGGCTCCAGTAATCTGCGATAGCAAAGACTCTTGTCTTACCTCCAGGTTCGGCTGAAAAGCCTAACTTGCCGGTAACATAAGAATCCGAGCTAGGAATGGTCTCTGCCATATTACACATCCAATCAGTTATCCAACTTTGCTTTAAAGCATCGTTTAGATTTCTAATTGCTGTGAATAAGGTAGGATCATCCAAGACCGCACGAGCATCTAAGTGTGAACAACTAACCGCTGGACCATTGGGTCCTTTGGATAATGTTGTAAACACATAGGGCTCATGTGAATCTCTTCGCAGGTGTAACGAACCTAAATACCACGGGTACTTTTGAGTAAAGTGCTTTAACCATTCTTTAAAATCCTTTGTTGTTTCTTCGAACTGAGGGCGATAAGCCTGAGGTTCTTCGATAGACTCTGGATGATAATCAATGGGCATAGTAACTAACTCATAAGATCTCGCGATAGTTAGGGCCATTCTTTTAGAATTTCTATCACCTTTAATGAGTGACCTTAAAGGCCACAAGGTTTTAGGAATTCCATTAGAATCGCTTTTACACCACGGAATAGGTTGAGTAGAAAGCTCTAAGAAAGTATTACGTAGAAATATGTAACAACTCTTATAGTGATCAATTGTGGAATGTGGACCATGATTCCTAACGGAATTATGGATCCCTGTTTCATACTTGGTCCAAATCGCGTTTACACGAATCAGTGTCGTATCTTTTAAATTTAGAGAAGCTATTAAAGCTAATCTATTTTTATTTGATCGCATTAATTCTTGTAAAACAACATTTGAATCTGCTCTCCCAACGGATAAAGTTGGTGCCACCAGTTGTTAAACGATGACCAAGGAAACAGATACCCGGTTAAGAGGGTAATACCC